GGAAGTGGGTGTAGGTAGACTGGATAGTCCCAAGGATCGTAGCCAACTTTACTTTCCGTTCCAAGTCCTCAAGTGTATCCGTAGCTCGGACAACGACTTCTGTGAGGTTACAGAATTGGTAGGGGCGAAGAATAATTTCGCTACAAGGGTTAGTACCGAAGTCATAACTCGCATCACGCCGTCCATTCTTAGCTGCTTGCTTCTTACTGGCGGGTCGAGAGAAGATACCACGCTCTCCAGACTTACTCTCCACCAGAGACAACCATTCCCGCATGAAGGTTTCCATGTCAGGCTTCTCGGTATAGGCTACAGAGTTGTTAGCCAAAGCCCGATGCTTCTGACCTTCCCACCAGCTTCCCGACTTGGCATGACGCATACGATCATCAGAGAGGTTAGACAAGGAAATCATAGCAGAGCGACGGACCCCTCCAACTACAACAACCTCACCAATCTTGCACATCAGATCGTGGCACTCAATAGAGTTGAGCTTACGTCCCTTGGCACTGACAAAGGTGTTCACAGTGAAGTTAAACAACTCTACCAGAGGGGCAGGACCAGATGCACGACCACCGAAGGTCTTCAGCTTGGCACCAGCAGGGCGAACCTTAGACGTATCCCACTGGGGGATTTCACCAGCATACAGCAGACTGATCAGTTGACGCAGGGCCTTAGCCCAACCCTCTTTACTATCTTTGACTACAACGATGGTATCACTCTTGAACATCTGGTCGGGTACTTCTGGGAGCTTACTAATGTACTGACGCTCTACAGAGAAGCCAACACCAGTACCACAGAGCAGAATGAACATAGCCTCATCAAAGGACTTGGGGTCATCTACAGGGAGATACGAGCAGTTGTAGCCAGCCGTATTGTCACGTTCCAAAGCAGGCCCTGCCGTCATCAATGCTCTCATACTGGGCATGACTTCAAGGTTCAGAATGGCTTGCTCAATCTCGTGGGTAATCTGGTGGTCAAACCCATCAGGGATGATGTTGGTGATATAGCGCCCTACAGTTTCTCCCCAGTTCTCACGGCGGTTCTCAGAGTCAATCCACCGGGCATAACGCGAAGTTCCAATGAAGGACTGATAGTCTGTAGGCAAATAGTTACTCATGTGATTCTTTCTTTAGATTCTTTTAGTCTGTGATAATTGCGATACGATGGGGCTGTACCACGATACGGTTGGCATCTACCTCATGCTTGGTAGACATAGGGTTCTGGATGTTCCACTCTACCAACACAACAGGTAGGGTCTTGTCTTTGACCTTTTGTAGTCTTTCGATCAGTTCTTGGACAGTCATCAGAAGTACTTCTTGGCAGCGAGATAGAAGACTAGCGACAAGGTGATTGCGACAAGGAACCCAAGCCACAAGGGGCTAAGAACCCACCACCAAGACCAAGCGATAGAGCCTGCCAGCTTCAGGCCAATGAAGAGGAGTGTCAAGAGGGGAAGAAAGAACTGCATCAGATAAGGTCCTCCAAGGATACTTTAGGGTAGTCAGGGTTTTTGATGATCTTACCATCTTCTCGACGTTTGATAGAACCATCAGGTTGACGCATACGGCCCATATTATTTTCATGGACCCGCTTTAGGGCTTCCTCGACATCCCAACCACGAGCATTAGCATAGCCGTAGATGACATACAAGAGGTCTGCTAATTCTTTTAGTTCAGCAGCAGGGTTGTAATCTTCCCCATCAATATTGAAACCGGGAGTAAACTCTGTCTCTGCACCCCACTCTCCAAACTCCTCATCAATAAGTCTGTCATAGAGTTTCACATCAGGGACTTGACCACTTGCTTTGGCGTACTCTTTAACCATCTCTGTAGGTGTCTTTTGTTCTACCAAGTCAAAATAACTCCAACCATTCTCAGCACTTCCTTCAAGTTCTGTTACCATGTAGTTCTTCCTTTGAAGACTGTTTCTTGTTGTTTAGCATGTTGCGGCCAGAAGTACCAACAGAAGTTATCAACACTAGTGTGCTTACTACCCTTGATCCACTTGAGCCTACCTATAGACAGAACTTTCTGGCACCTAAGCATAGCATCCCCGAAGTAGACGTTCTGCATGTAGTCTGCTGGTAGCAACAGCCAAGTAGGTTTCAAGGTGATGAAGTGATACAGCATAGGCATCAGGACAACCCCAGTGAACGGTGGGTTTGTCACAATCAAATCAATACCTTCTAGATCACCCTTTGTCAAGGACATTGCATCCATGACCTTAGAACTAGCTACTGTTTCCCTGATGTCACTGCGCCACTTGCATGTAGCTACATCCATCAGAAGGTCTTCCAGATCACCATTACCGTAGCAAGGCTCTGCGTAGGTCTTACCCCTAATGAAAGGGATAAGAGGTTCTACTGCTTTGGGGTCTGTCGTTGGGTAGAAGTCTTTTGGTACTTTCTCGAAGTCACTACGTTTTCCTATGATTTACCCTCCGTACTGACGCTCTAAGGTTTCCATACTGATCCACTGAGGCTCATAAACCCCATTTTCGATCTCCCTCTTCACAAAGATACCTTTGGCCCACTCGCTGTTTGCCTGACCAGCCCAGCTTTCCTCTGCGCCCTTAAAGCAACCAGCCACAAGACCAATGATCGGTCGAGGGTGGGCAGAGTCTTTGAAGTACAGACTACGCTTATGACTGTGGCCACAAGTAGAACTATGGTTCCTGTTAGAGATGATGCTATAAGCATGGTGCATCCCTGATGTAGCTGTACCATAGTTACCAGAACTAAAGTAGTGAGAATAAGAGACACCATCATAATCAGCTACAGCAGGGGCTGAGTTGTGGTATTCATGGTACTCATCAAACCAGTGATCAGTTTGTAGGTGTTTGAACGAGATGCCATACTTGGAACCCTCAAGTCGGGGGTCTTGTGCTATGGCCTTCTTGATCCTGTTCTCGTGGTTCCCTTCAAACCCAATGTAGACTGGTTGCTTACGCTTGTGGTAGCGGAACTTCCAGCGCATACGCTCCATTGCATCATTGTAGTGTTCGATGTCTGCTTGGTAAGATTGAGACACAATGGCTTGAGGGTAACGTGTGTCATAGGTGTTAAGGGAACGCATATCAGCCCCATCACCCAAATCAAACACATAGTCCGGCTTTAGATCATATAGGAACTCACCCAACCAAGTAAATCTGTCATTAGGGACAGACGGATCGGTGTGGGCACAAGAGAACACTACGGCTGTTTTACCCGTCATACAAAGACCACCTTTGGTTCAACACTGTTATAGAAGTGGCTGACGATTGAGTATGCCTCATTGAACTCCTCAAACCACAAGGGAATATCTACAACCTCCTCTTGGTCATTGATCCGGCATTTGACTTCCATCATCCACTCACAACGATCAGGGACACCTTCATCATCTGGGATGTAGTCTCGGTGCATTGGCCCTTCATTGACATGGAAGATTGTGAACTTGGTTAGGCCCAAGTCGAACATATGCTCTTCAACCTCACGGTCAATACTCTCTTCTTTGGCAATCAGGTATTCATCAGAGACTTTCTGAAACAACCAATCAGAGACTTGTCCAAGAGCAAGACCAATATTAAACAAGAGGTAGTCTTTCATTCTTTGATCCATTCTGTAGGGATTGTTTTGTCAGACCACTTAAAGCCGTATTGGTCACACCACATGGCATATGTCGTTTTAGAACCCTTGTACAGCTTTGCCCTAGAGTTAGAGAAGACAAACCTGATGTCCAACTCTGGGTGCTGCTTCTGTATCAAGAGGTGCTTCTTTCGATCTTCGGTCTTGAATAACCCTTTGGTCTCTACGATTATCCCATTAGGAAGCTGGAAGTCTACAGTGTACTTACGGGTCTCTGCCAGTTCGTAGGGAACCTTTAGTTTCTCGTACTCGTAGGGAACTCCAGCTTCCTCTAGTTGTTTGGCAACCTTCTCCTCAAGGCCAGAGCGATAACCATTCTTGATGGCCCTTGCTCTTACGTTACCCTTCATTATCTTCTCGAAGGCCAAGAAGCCAAAGGATGTGTTCCTTTTCAATGACTACACAATCTAACCACTCTTGCCCTTCGAAGAGTTCAATATTCAAGTATCTTGTTTCAACACCGTCAAAGATGATCGTAACTGGCTTAAGGTTTAATTCATAGTTTGTCATTTGGGTGGTTCCCACATTTGATTTTCATAGCGTCTAAGCCACAAGAGCCTAGCGTTCTCTAGGACACGCCCCTTGTCACCATCGTAGGCTTTAACTACAGCCTCGTACAGTTCCTTCTCCTCAGTCAGCCCCTCCAAGAGTTTATCTGCTTTCACAGGACCAACTCGAAGCAGACCCTTGATGTTGTCGGCTGCATCACCAGTAAGGATTTGCTTATAGAAGAACTTGGTCCCATCGGAAGGCTCAACAAAGGTCCAATCGCCCTTTACGAAGTTGAAATGCCAGCAGGGTATCTGTAGCATATCTTTGTCGATAGATGCAACAACTGTCGTCTCAGGATCATTCTTTGTAGCTGCAATAGCAATGGCATCATCTGCTTCTTGCCCATTGATAACTACACCCCGATAACTTTCTACCAGATAGCATCTGGTGTAGCCCCTGAAATGGCCCGTATGGTCTTGCCCCAGTCGATGTACACTGAATGGTTCTGGTCAGGTTCTATGGACGCCTTTGCCAATATGTGCGTTCTTCGACTTAAAGACG